ACCAAGATAACCAATCCCTTCAATAGTACCCCCTATAAGTTCTCCAACAATAGCCTGATTTAGAAAAGAACCAAACTGAGCAATAGGACCTTGCCTATCTGCTCTAATATTTTGCAAATAAGGAACATCCTCTGCTATAAGATTTTTATCATAGCGAGATTTGCCAACACCATATTGTCCAAGATTTTCGAAGTTTTCGATACCCTCTTCCGCTACATTAACTTTTCTTGTAAAGTTAGTTAATAAGTCTTTACGAACGTCTTCTGGAGCATTGGCATATAATGGCCTTCTTGTAGGATTATATGATTGATTGCCTAATGAAATATCTTTACCCTCTGTAAGGGCTGAGTCATACATTTGCCTCTTCATAATAAATTAGTATTCAGATTTAAGTCCTTTTGTGTCTTTATCAAAATGCTTTCCTTTAATCATAGCTGAAATAGCCTCATTATAATAATCATTTAATGTTTTATTTACGTCTATAGGATCTCCAATAGGATTAAGATTTTCATCAACTATAAATTCTGCAATACTTACTTCCATTGACGGTCTACCCATTGCATTATATCCCATCCTTTTAATAGGAAGAGCTGCAATTTTTCTACCAGACCCATCATTAGCTTCACTTAAAATAACAGGTGTAGATTGATCGGATTTAAGTGAATTTTGTAATTTATAATAATCTTCAAAATACACTGACTCATCTTTTGATGAACTAATTAATGCATCTTCTCTAGCACTGGGCTTACCATTTTTAGGTATAACCTGTATAGAAGACCATCCTACTCCTCTAGCATTTATACTTGGTGCATTAACCTGAACACGCATATCATCGGAATCACCTAATGCTTTAACAAATTCTTCATAGCTATAACCATAATGTTTAGCTAACTTTTTAATATCCACTGGTGTATCTGTACCAGGAATTATTGCTTGCCTGTGCGTTAAAGTTCTAGCAACTTGTCTATTCCATTCATTATTAACCTGTTCATTACCAAATGCATATACAGTACTACTTGTATTTTGCCATTCTTCAACAGCAGTTTTATAATTATTAATAGTCTCTTCGGGTGTTAAATCTTTACCATCAGGACCTTTTGCAAATACAGGATATTTATCTACAATTTTCTTGTAGGCAGAATTAATATTATTAGTTCTATTTTGTCCCATTGCTGCAGCTAAACCTTCAGGAATATCTCTAGGTATACCCATTGTTGCTTGACCGGCACCCGCATTAGCATATGTACCAGCAACTGCTAATGGAGTAGCACCATATATTATACTAAGTTCTTTACCAACACCAGCAGGATCTACTTCCCATGCTTTACCACCAGTAGAAACAGGTATTATATCAAACAATCCTGCATTTGGATCTCCACCAGCACCTTGCGCAAATTCAGGAAGTATTTGATCATTAGATGATATATATTGCCTACCATAATCTTCCATTTGCATTTTAAGTATATCAACATCATTTAATTCACTTGCTACATCAGGATACATTTTCCTAAATAGTTTTACTTGCTGTTGACCTAAAGGATTAGCTGCTAACTCTTGTGCAGCCCTATCTGATATACCACGAACATCTCCTATATCTATACCTTCCCTAAGAGCCCTTATACCACCATTAAGTGTTACAATTCCTTTACTCCTAGGTTTCATATGTTTATAATATTGTTCAAACAATTCTGACTTATCAGTATAAGCTTCTGGCATATAATTATATATACCTGATGTACTATCCCAACCAGTAGCAGGATCTTCATCAAGTAACTGATTATATTTACCAGCTGCAATTAACCGTTGCTTCATTTCTTGAGCTTGGTTCCACCTAGCCTTACTTTCTTCAATCCTACGAATTCTATCAGATGTACCCATAGAACGAAGTTTAGTAGAATATTTAGCCCATTCAACAGGATTACTTAAGTCTACAGACATTGCTTCTTCAGCATACTTCTGTAATGAAGGTAAATAGTTTTGTTTTACCCACTCTTCATCCTTTGACCCAGCTATATAATCAACTAAAGAAGCTTCATCTATATATTTTGAAGCAGCATCTTGTTTACGTTCAAGATCTTCTTGACGTTTCATACCAAGAGCAGTAATCTGATCTAATGGTAGTGGTATAAATGTATTAAAATAATTACTCTCAGCGGGAGAGTCATATCGGTTAATTCTTGCCATAGTTATCTATTATATTTACCATAAGACCTTAAATCATCTATACCCAACCATTGATTGAAAAATGGATTAGATCTTTGTAATACATCCAAGTAAGCCCTTTGTGAAGCTAACTGATTATTCATTTGCATTTGGTTAAGCGCATACTGTTGCATACCCGATGCAGCAGACGCCCCATAATTACGTTTAGCTGCTAAGTTACGAGCATTAATATCATCCCTCATTGCTAACGCTTGAGCATTCATAGCACCAAGATTATAATCCATTTCTGCTTGTTGCCCAAGATATTGATTATCCATATTATTCTTTTGTGAATAAGCGGCAGCATCAGCTCCCTGCCTACCAATCATACCAGCTAATAAGTTTGACATAAGTCTAGACCTATCACCACCAGCTGCATTGCTAACATTTCTATTATATACAGCATTAGCATTTCTATTAGCAGCAAGAATAGGATCTATATTAAACCTACGATCATTCATTCTTGATCGTATCTGATTCGTATAAGGATTAAAATACCTATTACGTTCTATCTTCTCAGGTTTACTAAATAATGCATGTCCTAAGTTGTATATATCAGGCGCAAGAGCTAAAGCTTGCATACCAATACCACCCCAATCCATTCCTCCATCTGGAACATTAACTCCAGGAGTGTTTGCTAAGTTTCCTGCTACAGCAGCCTTACTTGCATCTGAAACTGGATTAAATCCAGTAGTGCCATATTGGTTTAATGAAGGAACAATTGGTGTACCAGTAGTCTTCAATAATGTGTCCAACCCACTAGGAGGAGAAAAATCTCTATTAAAACCTGCGGTTTTTATACCATATGATTCAGGACCAGATAGAACAGTACCAGTTCCCCTAGCACCACCACCAATAGGAGGAGCAACCGGAGCAGTAGGTCTTGCTGCATCTCTTACACCAGGCATACGCCAACCAGTATTATCAGCACCTGGTTGATAAGCAGCTTGTTGCCCTTGTATATTATTAAATAATTCATCTTGGAAAGGAAATCCTGTTTGTCTTTGATAGTTTTGTTTTTGTGGTTGTACAACAATTGGGGATATAGGATAGCCGGTTTGATTCCAATTTTCATACATGCCGCCTGGTAAAGGAAATCGATTATTAGGATTTCCGGCAGTACCACCACCCCAAAACTTGCCTGGTACACTACCCCCTTTTGACATCTTCATAGCTTCCTGTTTACCAAATAAATCAACGCTCATCTTTAATGAGTTCTGTTTATTTAGATTAGCTGTCTTCTTATTTAAGAATGTTGACCCAGGATTCTTTATTATCTTATCTGCTTTTGCAGATAATTTAAGCCATCTGTTCTGTTCCTGAGCAAATGTTTTATTTTTACTGAATTTTAATTTATCACTGAATATCATAGTACCTGGATCAAAAGATTTAAAATTGTCCCCTACCGAATTAGCATGAGACGGTAATTGAAATTTATGCATAGTGCCATCTGGAGATAATGCGGTCTCACCTTTTTCTATTTCAGCATTGATATTACCAACCCTACCACCCATTGCAAATGTAGCAGTAAAAGGATTTTGTATACCATTGCCCATCATAGTATTAAATGAGTTATTAGCTTGTGCAATTCTTTGTTGTGCTAGCTCTAATTTTTCTTGTTTATTACCAGTTATTTCACCAACAGCTCCTTTTAGAAAAGCTCCTGCACCACCTATAATAGCTCCTGGCAATGCTCCAATACCACCAAGTGGAGCACCTGCCATAGCACCCATTCCAGCACCAGCTGCTGTATCTGCTAATACACCACCCCATGAATATTCAGGTATCAAACCACCTTCCTCATGTTTCCACTTCTTAGCATTAATAGCAAACTGCTTCTTCTTACGAATAGCAGGACTATCTGTGGATTTAATTTTAAGTTTGCTAGCAGGGATTTTCTTACCCTGCGGCACACCTAGGTGCTTATGTAAACTCCCCTGCTTAGATTTTTTAATTTTTATACTACTCATTATCTGTAAGAATTTCTATATACAACACCTAAGTTTTCTATAATAAACCTATAAGAGTCAGTATTAGTAGTAGGAATATTTGTATTAAACTCACATACTAAATACTTATCTCTCATCCTCTCTTGAAAATCAGTACGAGGAGTTAAGGTTTCTATTGTAGGATCATTGGCTTGAAAACCGTAAGGAACATTAACGGCATTCCTAGGAATAACTGTAGACCATACACGTTCTCTACGTTCTAAATTAGATTTATAAACTAAATCTGTAACACCTGTAGTTTGATAATCATTATAGAATAACACGTCATGAACAGGACACAATTCATTATCCATTAATTCATTGACGTTTCTCTTATAAACATCTGTAGTATTTGAAGATATTTTAACCTCCCCATTAATAAACAGATTGTCAAATACTTTTGTGTTAAGATAATATGGATTAAATGCCAGCCTAACCTTTGACCTATAACGACCAATTACATCGTTATAATATAACCCATAAAAATTATTTCTTGCCTGTACATTTTCATTCACATTGTGTACAAACAATAGATTAGCTGGCATATTTGATACATTAACATTATGCCTACTATTAGTTAAGTATGTATTCTTGTATGGTATATATACATATGGTACAAATGAATATATAGAATTAAACATATCTATTGTTTCATTAAAACATAATGTAAATGGTTTATTCAAATCATGCTCGTTTATACCAGGTGATACCATGCTACCATTTACATAGTCAGCTAAAGTAAATATTACTTCATTATTCTCTTTATCTTGTACAGATAAATAGGTTGACCAATTAATTAAGTTCTCGTCTAATAAGAATAATGACTTAACACCTTTCTGTAAAGCTAAGTCGCTAAGTGACTCTGCAAATCTATTAATAGATCTATTATTTCTATCTATCCAATATATACCTGCAACGCCAGCCACAACAGAAAACTTGTCTTCACAACCTTTTTGTGTAGAGATATAATCATATCTATCTAATACACCACCTGTACCTAATACAAGTTGAGAAGTATTATTGTCTTGTATAACAGATCTATCATTTACAGATAATGTACCAAATGCTTTGTCTTGCCAGAAATACAAGGAGTGACCATATTCTAATAAAGCATTTAATGAACCATATAAACTATCAACTTCAATTGTTTCATTAACACCAAACTTAGTCCATGAATCTACATATTCACCATTAAGTTTTGGCAGAGATGCTTTAATCTGTGTATCAAATACAGTTTCAGTTTGACGACTTTCATCAATAGATACTAATGCTGCAAGCAAAGGTTGCTGAGAATATACAGTATTGTATTTATACATATCGTCTGTTTGATTAAACACATGTAATGTATCACTAGAGTCAGTAAACATATGTGCCCCAAGTTCTTCTTGTATCATGTATGAGTGAGCCACATTATATTGTTTATGTGTTTCAAACCCACCAGATCTTAAGTTACAATTTATAGAAGACTCTATTGGAACATATATAGATTCGTTCTTTGAGTAATCACTATAATTACCTTCTGCAATATCCATATCATATAACAATGTT